GATAGCATACCACGCATGGCAGCATTTATATCTGTGATACGTCCCGGAAAATCACACCTGCAAGGCTTGCCTTGGGATCGGGTGTTTGCGTCAGTTTGGGATGGTGATTCCACGCGTGGCTATGTGTTTAAAAAAGCCCACGCGCTGGGTTATAGCGTGTTGGTTGCGCTACACATGAATCTGTTAAACTCGCCGAACCAGCACGATTGATTTGCGTTTGCTTTTTTTGCGTACTATGTCCATGAGACTGCATACCGGTCCGTGTAGTATTTCGAGATCTCGATTGGTGAATGTGCGCAGAGTATAACGAAATGGATCCCATTCTCCTCGTAAGAAGATGTTGATTGGGATACTGCGATTGCTTTCCCACCACCAAATTGTGGCTAGTTCTAGATAGCGTAATTTTTGATCTTGTCTTTGTATGACCCCAAAATCATAGATAGTGGTCACTGTATCATCACGATTTTGTATGACCCCAACATATTCAGCATTGGCATAGACGCAAAGACTAATAAATGGGTATTTTTCTGCTAATTTAGCGAATAGCGCATTGCTCATGGATGGTATCAATTGTCCTATTTTTTGACATCCGCGTATATATTCCAAATACAACCAAACCATTACTTATTGATCATCAATAAATAATCAATGTACCAAAATTATTCAACAACCGCTTATGTTTACCAACAAATCACTCGAGTGCTACTGGTGGATACCAGCGGTGGTTATTTTACCCTAAGGTATAGTCCCGTGTACGCCAAATCCCTCAACATAAGCAAAGGTGTTGACAATGTACTCCTGTTTGAGTTCATAAATCAAGACCAAAAACCTGTAAATATCACCGGCAGCAACTTTGTTTTCCGTCTCATGAATCAGACCGGTGATAGTTTGCTACTAGAAAAACCCATGGAAATTTTAGCTGCATCTGTGGGGCGAGCCAAGGCCGTGATCACCGCGGAAGAAACCTGGTCCTGGGTGGCACAACCCGCCAGCTATAGCATACAGAGAGCCGCAGGTAACTATGTGCAGGCAGTGTTTGTGGATGCCAACAGCCAAGCACGGGCCGATTGTAACATCATGGATAGTGTGTTACCCACCTTTGTGCCCAGCAGCGAGCTCACTATCCCCACCACGTACGGTAAAGAAGAACAGGTACAGCCCGGGCCCACGTCTTGGCCTGATTGGGCACTACAGCCGCAACCACAAAACAGCACCATGCTCACGGAATTTTACAGCAGCCACATACCCACTAGTGGACGCAGTTTGACCACAGTAAAAATGGACATGGATCACTATACTGGTACAGTTAAATTCCAAGCCGCCCAGGACTACGAATCGGTCTGGTATGATGTCACAGAGAACTGGAATTATTTTGATGAAACCAGTACCCAATATTTCAACGTGATGGGATTTTATCCCTTGATCCGAGCCTGCTTCAATAGCAGTCAAGGCTATGGTGCATCGGCCACAGCCAATGTCAGTCCCGAGGGTGTGGTTCTCAGTATCAATCTCAACAATCCTGGGTCGGGCTATCTAGCACCACCTAAAGTGCAGATTCTTGGTGATGGTGCTGGTGCCGAAGCCTTGGCTACCATAGGTGTAACTGGTCAAGTGAGCGACATCATAGTTACCGCGGGCGGTAGTGGCTATTCACCGATACAGGTACAGAGTAGCCAACGAGCCACGGTTTTGATAACCACAGGTTATATCACTAATCTCCAATATCGTTGAAACACATCAAGGGATCTGCTAAACTAGCAAGATGATTGATGTTCTATCTTATCTGCCGGCTCGTCGCAAGACCACAGCTTCGGGTTGGATTTCATTCAATGCGCCCTGTTGCGTACACAATGGCGAACGTGCCGATCGGCGTCAGCGTGGCGGTTTCAAACCCGCACCAGATGGATGGAGTTATCACTGCTTCAACTGCGGCTTTACTGCCAGCTTCAGATTAGGGCGCAATCTCGGTGTCCGGGCTCGCCGACTGCTCTCATGGATTGGAGTACCACAGGAAGAGATTGAACGAATCAATCTTGAAAGCATGCGACATCGCAGCATGGAAGGCATCCTAGCTGATCGCAACCAGATGTGGAATCTCTTGAGTGCCGTGCCTGAGTTTAACGAGACCAATCTCCCACCCAATGTAGAGACTATTACAGCAGAACAGTTTCCGGAACGATGGCAATATATCCAACAGCGACAGGTTCCTGAAGACTACCCATGTCTGGTGCAACAGCCTTACAAGAACAGACCACACGTGATCATACCATTCACTCACGATGGACAAATAGTGGGGCATACCACTCGATTTCTGGACGACCACAAACCCAAATACATCATGGAAACGCAGGCCGACTATGTGTTTGGTTGGGATCTACAACAGCCACGCTGGCAACATGTGCTGGTCATGGAAGGTGTGTTTGATGCTCTAAGCATTAGTGGCATGGCAGTGTTGCATGCTGACATATCAGATGGACAGGCTCGTTTGATACGCAGCCTGGGTCGAGACGTCACCGTGGTACCAGATCGTGATCTGGCCGGTATGAGGTTGGTAGAACGTGCGCTGGACCTGGGCTGGGCGGTAAGTATTCCTGACTGGGAGCAGGGAATCAAGGACGTGAATGATGCCGTGGCGCGATATGGTAGGTTAGGCACTCTATTGTCCATAATGCACAGTCGAGAAACCAGCCGCATCAAGATAGAACTTAGGAGAAAGAACTTTGTTGCAAAATTACGGAACTGACGTACAGAAGCTATTTCTAGAAATGATCATGGAAGACGCGCAGAGCTATGTGCGCGTCCAGAATATCTTTAATCCTGAGAATTTTGATCGCAGTCTCAAAGCAGCGGCACAGTTCATACGAGAACACTGTGATAAACATCAAACCCTGCCGGATCGAACACAGATATCAGCCACTACGGGCGTAAAACTAGAACCCATACCCGATCTTAATACAGGACATTTTGATTGGTTCATGGCCGAGTTTGAAGGCTTTACTCGCAGACGCGAACTGGAACGCGCCATTCTCAAAAGCGCAGATCTCTTGGAGAAGGGCGAATATGATCCTGTAGAGAAGCTGATCCGCGATGCTGTACAGATCAGCCTCACACATGACATGGGCACTGACTATTTTTCTGATCCGCGTTCGCGTCTCATGGCACTCAAGAACAGCAATGGCCAGAACAGTACCGGTTGGCCGGCACTGGATCGTTTGTTGTATGGCGGATTCAATCGCGGCGAACTGCAAATCTTTGCGGGTGGGTCTGGCTCAGGAAAAAGTCTGTTCATGCAGAATCTTGCGGTCAACTGGATCGAAGCCGGGCTCAGCGGAGTTTATATCACGCTGGAGTTGGGCGAAGGCTTGTGCGCCATGCGTATGGATGGCATGGTGACCAACACCGCACAGAAAGAGATCTTTAGAGATCTTGACACTGTGGAAATGAAAATCAAGATGGTGGGCAAAAAAGCCGGACAGTTCCGTATCAAATACATGCCCGCACAGAGCACTGTGAACGACATACGCGCCTACCTCAAAGAGCTACATGTACAGACCGGATTACAGGCTGATTTCATATGTGTAGATTATCTGGATCTCTTGATGCCTGTGAGTGCCAAGGTTTCACCTAATGATCTCTTTGTAAAAGACAAGTATGTGAGTGAGGAGTTGCGAAACTTGGCCAAGGAACTGAACATACTATTTGTCACAGCAAGTCAGTTGAATCGATCGGCTGTGGAAGAAATTGAATTTGACCACAGCCATATTTCGGGTGGTATCTCCAAGATCAATACAGCAGACAATGTGTTTGGTATCTTTACATCTAGAGCCATGCGTGAGCGCGGACGTTACCAATTGCAACTCATGAAAACTCGTAGTAGCTCGGGCGTGGGTCAAAAGGTAGAGCTAGAGTTTGATCTCAATTGTCTGCGTATCCGGGATCTTGGTGAAGAACAATCATCTACAGCCGGGACTACTCCAGCTAGTTCAATCATGAATCGCATCAAGGCCAACGCAGCCTCTGCTGGCTCCCGTGTTGACACTTCCACCGGTGAAATTTTAGAGGATACACCTCGAGTCTCGGCCGAGGTGCAAAGCAACAAGCTCAAGCAATTACTAGCTCAAATCAAACAGTCATGACGTAGTGGCTTTGACAATCGCGAAGTTAAAAACTGGTTGTTCGGTAGTGGTTCCGCCAGTGGTAGCATAGCTGATACGGAAACTACCAGTGGCCACTGAAGTAACATGTATGCGATAGAGATCAGTTCCAGATCGTTGATTAACGATTACAGTATCAGTACTGGCTACCTGATTATTGGTCACAGTAAATGATTGCCAGGAAGTACTACCAGCTGCGGAAACCAATGTGATAGAACCGCAAGCAGCATTGATGGTAACACCGGTGGTGCGATTGGTGGCTTGAGTAACAGAGGCACCAGCACCGACACCATAGCCCACGGCAGCCTGGTTACTACCCAATAGAGGTCTATTGAGATCAAAGAGGGTGATATTGGTACCACCATTTGTGGTATAGAATTGGAACTGATAGGTTCCGGTGGCAGCAAATGTGATCACATTGCTACTCAAACCCTGCACACCTATAACACCCAGATTGACCGCTGCGGGCAACGTTACAGTATAGGCAATATTGGTAATAACCAGTGTTAGATTTATATAACCTGCGCTACCAGCAGCAGGCCAATTGGTAAAGGCCAGACTCACGCTGCCCGTGGGGGTAAGACTTTGGAATTGCCCTGCACTGTAGTCTATAGTAACCGATCCTGCGGTAGCTGCAATAGGTATCTGTGTCCAACTCACATCCTGCAATTTCACAGCGGAAATCAAGTTATCGCTCATGTTATTGTTGAGCGTGGTGCCGGTTAGCGCAGATTTGAAAACACCCACGCTCTGTAGTTCGGTTATTTCGTCAGCGGCGTACTGGAAATTGGTCTTGGTGTTGGTAAAATTGTCACGCATGCCCTGTGTATTGTTGGGCACTCCGGCTACGGGGTAATTACCGTCGATATTGTTGGGGTTTATCTGGCTAGTCATAATGGTCCTCAGGCTATTTGATATTTATATTAAGGTGAATACTGGTAAATAATCCAAAGGCCCTAAAATGCAAAAACAAACACGCAGTATTCTAGAAGAACTGGACGGTTTTTACATCGAGCGAGATCGACGTTTGGTTATTGAAAGTAGAGCCAATCATCTCATAACCAGCGCCATACGCCTAATAGAAATGATCGAGTCTGAATATTCTGCAGAACAAGCGGAAAATCTCACTCGAAAACTGCTCAATGCTATACGTAACAAGGACATAGGAAAATTCGCTCGATCAGTACGGAGAACCCATGAAGATACATGAAATAACGCTGACCGAAGCTGCACCCGGTAGTTTCACGGCACAACTTGGTGTTTTGGGTCGTAATCTTGGCCAACAGATAACCAAAAGTGTATTGGGATTTGACCCAGCCTCGGTCAGTAAAAACCAACAATCGGGGGACATGTCGACAGCATTAAAAGCCACCAGTGATAAATTAGCTCAAACTGTTTCTAACACCTGGCCATCTGTAGTATCGCAAGTCATGGCCAATTCAATGGATCCCATATCTAGATCTCGGGGAGTAACGGATTTTGCAAAGATTGATAAAGCATTATTGGAGCAAGAATTGGCCAAGCAAGTCAATCGCTTGATATCCAGCCTCAGTCGTAATAGATATACCACCATAGAACAGTTGAATGATTTCCCCACTGCTTCAACAAATGTTGACAAGCAGAGAGCAATTGACGATGCCAAAAGAAAAATACAATTGGGCATGGGTTATATAAAAAGAACAGCACCTAGTCGTGCTACAACACCAACTTTGTTACAATCATGGAAGGCCATTATTAATGCTGTTCTTACCATGGTTCAAGCACCCACCGAAACTGATCCCGAAGAAGCAAAATTACGCAGAGCTGTGATAGCCAAAGATGCTAGCGGTAGAATCACAGTTGACGGGCGAGTACTAGATCCTAGACAAACAGGTGATGCTCGAACATTGTCCAGTATACAAAATTTAGGACTCATGCCACCATGATATTAAGCGAAGGCGGAAACATATTTAAAACAGCCGAGGGAGACGCACTCACTCAGCGTATTGCTCGAGCTGATATACCTAAAACCGTGGCCTGGCTAGAAAAAGTCACAGGTCTAGATTTCACTCAGGACAAAGGATCTGATGGTGTACCGGCCCGTTGGTTGGGCAGCACTGGACGAAAAGACTCTAGCGGTGATTTGGATCTGCAGGTTGATGCCAATCAAGTGACCAAGCCACAACTGATATCAGCTCTAGAAGTCTGGTGCAAAAAGTCCGGTATACCCAACGCTGATATCATGAATCAGGGCCGGAAGAAGAATGATGGTTGGATCAAAGATGCCGGGGTACAAGTGCATTTTCGTACACCCATAAGTGGTGATCCGCGTCGCGGATTTGTACAAACCGATTTTATGTTTGCCCATAAACCACAATGGCATCAGTTTATTCTGAGCGGTAATACTCTGCGCAACATCTTGATCAATAGCATGGCCAAGAGTCTAGGTTGGAAGCTGAATCAGCATGATGGTATCTACACCCGTGAGGACAACAAGTTTGTGACCGATGATCCAGACCGCATGGCCAAACTGCTGCTCAATCCCAATGCCAGCCGGCAGGATCTTGCATCGGTGGAAACCATTCTACGAGCTCTCAAAATGGATCCACGACGCGAGGAAAAGATCGCAGACTTCCGCGCACACATGCAGCGTGAGGGCTTGCCTTTTGATGAAACACTGGAAGAAACTGATGTAAACTTCTTGGCTCGCCTGCGAGATCGTATCGTGAATCAGGGTATGCAATCCCTGGTGGAAACCATTGAGGTGGCTGAAGCAGCGCCTGGCACTCAACCCGTGGGTGGACGAGCCAAGGGTATTGAACACCTTGAAGATTTGATTTTTCGCCAGGGTACCCGGGGTGCAAAAACGGCTCTGGAGATTGTGGACCATGTGAGTCGAGACAGTCGCATGGCCACAGTGAAATGGGATGGTAAACCCGCTGTAATTTTTGGTCGTAAACCCGATACCGGTGAGTTTGTACTCACCGATGGTTCGGGATTTGAAGCCCGAACCTATGATGGCCTGTTTACCAGCATCGGTAGCGTCGAGCAAGATCTAGCACGACGTGATGCCAACGCAAAAGAGCGAGGGAATCTTGCCAATCGAATCCAGACTCTTCTACCTGTGTATGAAAAATTATGGCCCATGTTGGAACAGTCTTTGCCCACTAATTTCCGTGGATATGTCAAGGGTGATTTGCTGTACATAAACACCCCGCCATTGCAGGCCGGCAATTATGTGTTTCAACCCAATACAGTGGAATATCGTATTCCTGCCAAGTCATCCCTGGGACAACGTATCGGCGAGAGCACTGTGGGCATCGCCATGCACAGCATGTATGCCGATCAAGGTGAGCCTAGCCAACCACTACGCCGTGTAAAATTCAATGCCGTGCCTGGTCTGTTGTTGATGGAACCTATTTCGGCCAAGCCCATTACGCTCAATCAAGACCTGATCAAAGAGATACGTGGTATAGTCAAGACCAAGGGTCGTGACATAGATACCCTATTCAACCCGCAAGAATTACGTGCTCAGCAGATCACAGATCTTGCCAAATTGTGTATAGATTTTATCAACTATAAAATTGGATCGGGAAATTTTGATAACCTATTACCAGAATTTGGACAATGGTTACAAACACGAGTAACTCCTCGTAAATTTGACAACATCATTGAATATCTGCGTAGCCCTGCCAGCAACACACAGGGCATGGCCGCGGCGTTTACGCTATTCTTGCTATTGCATGACCTAAAAATGGATCTACAGCGCCAACTGGATCTGCAAGTGCCTGGTAATGAGGGTTGGGTATTTGCTACTCCTGTGGGGTATGCCAAGGCTGTAAATCGATTCGATTTTACACCAAAGAATCGGGCCCGTAATAACCCATAATGGGCTGATTTTTTGTCGGTTTGGTAAATAAAAGTAGGGTCTAAAACCCATACACATTAGGAGATTTACCATGGCATATTTCAATCCTGTTAATGGCGATAGCCAACCAGTATTTGCGTTAGACGTTCGCAATGGTGCTGTAGCGCCTTCGACTTCACTGGCTGGTCAGCCAGTTCAACCCCAAGGTCCCAAGCTGGATTTTTTCCGCGCAGTGGCCAACAACAGCATCAACACACAGGGCACCGTGCGTGGTTATGTGGCCAACGTTATCCAGGCCATCCAGCAGACCGCTACTGTGGCCATGTACCAAGTGGATGGTACCGCTCTGTCGGTAGCAGTTTACCCCACGGGTGCATTTGTTGATGCCAGTGCATTCTTGGCAGCAGCCAATATCACCTACACAGGCTATCAACTCAACAGTGCAACCGCAAACGGTTTCAAACTGAGCGCCTAATCTAGGTAAAGTGTTTGAAAAACCCCGGAATAAAACCCGGGGTTTTTCTTTGGCGTAAATATCGCAAGATGAAGATACTTGTACGTACATTATTTGATTGCAGCGCCACAGGGATCACTGGAAATTTCCGACTAGCGCAATTGCCATTTCGGGACAAAACCAACAATGTCATAACTGATATAGCCAGTTGGTCCCGCAGCCGCAATCAACAACGCAACTGGGAAACTCTAATGCAGGTCTTGGGTCTACGTTGCCAACTCAACAATGTTGAAGACAGTCAGTATCGCAATAATGCTTGGGAATTCACATTTGAAGTGGAAAATCCCGATATTTTTGGTATCAATCAATCATTGCAGTTGTTGAGAGATGATTGTGATGGTGTTCCTATGTTGATTATACAGGATTCCAATAGTCAACCTTCGATACTGCACACTCATGGCAGTGATCAAAATATTTGGTTTGAAACCATAAATAACTGACTATGAGCGATCCCACCGAAATTGAAAAAAAGAGTCTCGAAGCTCACGTTGAACTCTGTGCTCAACGTTACAAGTTTCTAGAAGATCAGTTGGTCACCGTGGAAGAGCAACTGAGCAAAAATAGCACCATGATCGGTGATCTGCATGAGTTGGTGCAGAAGATCGTGAACAAACGTAATGATCAGATCATTGCCTGGGGACTAGGGATCATTGGGGCAATGATGGCTATCATAGGTTGGTTGATAAGCCGACTTCTGGGAATATGAACGTTGAACTTAAATTAAAACGTTGGGCTGAACGAGAATTACAGCGCAATCTTGATCATCTTATTTTGGAAGATGATGATGGTGGGTTATTGGCGTTTGGTAGCTATGATATTCAGCGTCGTGACTCTGTGATTACAGTGTGCCAGAATTCAGAATTGTTAGGTGAGTTTGGTTCCCGGCGCGTGGCCTTGAGCTGGTGCGTGGCTCATCACAGAAACCTTTATGATTTTACACAGCAGATTCAAGTACTGGATCGGCAGCAGAGACGATTACATCAAGATCTAGAAAATGAAAATCGGCGTTGCAACCGAGCCAAGAACAATTGGTTGCATGAACTTATCACATACAAAATGCAAAACAAACAACAGTATCTCAAAAACATTGAAAATGAGTTGGAAAAATGTGTTAGGAGAGCTAAATATCTACAACTTCGAGGATCATACAATGAAACTGCAAGAACTCGCATCCCCTAAGGCTCAAAACGTAGCCAAGGTATTTGAAAGCTATTTTCAGACTCAACTGGAAGTTGGTCGTTTGGACTCGCGCCAAACTCGACAAATGCTTGGCCGAGTACGTGGTCTTATACAAGAACATCGTAATACCACAGCCCGGCACCAGAGCGAGCGCAATCCTGCTTATATTAAACTGGTGATGATGGAACAAGCTCTGGTGGCACGTCTAGAAGAAATGCAACCACCAGTTAGTACAGCACAACCTGCTACCGGTCAAAAGCCAGCACAACCCAATACAGCACAACCTGCTACCGGTCAAAAGCCAGCACAACCACCGGTCAATCCTCAAGATCCCAAGGTCAAGGCTGCACTGACCAAGAGTCAAGGTGGACAAACTCTGACTCCCGATGAACAAAAGCTATTGGCCGCGGTGGCTCAGACCACACAAGAAGCTCGTCTACGTCGTGCATTCAATATGCTCAAGGAAAGCGAAGTTCAACAGGCCCAAGTGGTCTTGGCAGCGCAAGATCTTGTTGACAGTCTGCAGGGTATGATTGAAGATGCCACTGAGATGCAATACAAAGAATTGCCAGCATTGGTGGGCAGCATTCGTGATCAAGTGGGAGTTGACCAATCCAATCAATTCAACACAGATGCCACTGCTGCCTTAAGTGGTTTGGTGCAATCATTGCAAACAGCCAAACAACAAATGGATGCAGCCCTTGGCGTAGTTACTGGTCAAGCACCAGCCGCTCCGGCTGTGCCCGGTATGCCTGGCGCTGAAGCAGTGCCCGGTGCCGAAGCAATGCCCCCGGTTGAGGAACCGCCCATGGAGTTGCCGCCCGAAGAACCAGCAGCAGCATCGGCTGGAACACTGGGTCGTGAGCGTCGCTAATGAAGGTATTTGAATTCACCACCCCCGACGATCCCAAGGCATCAAGATTGGTGGGGTTGGTGGATTTTCTCAAGGCGCTGAATCATAGCAAGCCTATCAGTAAAGAAACATTCATGCGTTTAGCTGGACAACTGGGTATAGTGGTCACCAAAGACAATATTCAGGACCTCATGCAGCAGGAACCCTTGTCCAACCTTTTTGAACCCTTGGATCCGCAAAGCAACATGTTGGTGTTCAAGGGCGAGGATCAGGCCACAGCAGGCATGCCGGTAGATCAAGCGCAGAACATAGTGGCCAAAATGGCCAAACGAGCCAACCCTCTTGGCTAACTAGTATACCATAACCATTGTATTACCATTGAAACATTGCTATACTGATTGAATGGACTCAATCAATTGGCATCAAAGATTTTTAGATTTGGCCGAGCATATATCCAGCTGGAGCAAAGATCCCAGTACACAAGTGGGAGCCGTGATCGTGGATGATCAACGACGTATTGTCAGTACCGGATACAACGGATTCCCACGTGGTGTAGAGGATCTAGACAGTCGTTTACAAGATCGCACGATCAAGTATGAAATGATCGTGCATGGTGAAATCAATGCGATCCTGTTTGCCAATCAAAGCATATACGGTTGCACACTATACACGTGGCCTTTTATGCCCTGCAGTCGTTGTGCTGCGATCGTGATACAAAGCGGTATCCGAACAGTAGTAGCCCCTTACAATGACAATCCACGTTGGCAAACCAGTTTTCAATTAACTGAGCAAATGTTTCGCGAAGCTGGTGTAAGATTACATGTGATAGGAACACCAGATGTACGTTGAACGCTTCCAATATCAACCCATACCTCGAGTCAATGCAGGCGGCCAGAGATACTATGCTACGCCCGATGGTAAACGCCTACCCAGTGTAACCACAATCCTGGATCGTACCAAGACCGAGGAATCCAAACAAGCCCTGGCTCAGTGGCGAACCAGGGTAGGTGCACAGCGAGCCCAGCAGATCACCACAGAAGCTGCCAACCGTGGTACTCGCATGCACACCTATCTGGAACGCTATATCCGCAATGGCGTCCTAGAGACCCGACCCTCCAACCCCTTTGCCTGGCCCAGCCATGCCATGGCCCAGGTTGTAATCGAACAGGGCCTGAAAAATGTGTCCGAAATCTGGGGGGTAGAAATCCCGCTGTATTTCCCTGACATCTATGCAGGCACCACAGATGGCGTGGGTGTACACCTGGCCAGCGAGACCATACTGGACTATAAGCAGACCAACCGGCCCAAAAAACGCGAGTGGATTGACGACTATTTTATGCAGCTCACGGCCTATGCTGAGGCGCATAACCAGGTGTATGGTACTCAGATACGCAAGGGTGTGGTCTTGATGTGCGTGAAGCCCGAACTAGATGCGCAAAATAACATTATTTCCCAGCCGCAATATCAAGAATTCTGCCTAGAGGGCAACGAGTTTGAGCGTTATCGCCAGGCCTGGTGGAGTCGCGTGGAGCAGTATTATCGGCTAAATATGTGATACCCGAAAGGATATCACAGTGGCAATACTACAGGTTTCTCGCATCACGCAGCGCAAAGGGCTGCAAGAAGATCTTCCACAACCCCTGGCCAGCGCCGAACTGGGTTGGTCCCTGGATCAACGTCGTCTATTCATAGGTAATGGTACCATCGCCGAAGGTGCACCGGTTGTGGGCAATACCGAAATACTCACTGAATTTTCTGACATCCTAGCAGTTAGCAGCGCCTATACCTATCAAGGACAAGCAGGGGGTTATACTGTTCAAACTGGCTCTACTCCGGGCACACCGGTATCACAGAGTTTACAAAGTCGATTAGATAGTTTTGCTGTGGTTACAGATTTTGGTGCCACAGGCGATGGTGTAACCGACGATACCGCGGCCATCAATCGAGCCCTATATCAACTGTACTGTGTACAGGTTAACCCACAGATACGTAGAGGCTTGTTCTTCCCTGCAGGTGTCTATAGAATCACAGATACCATACTGATCCCTCCCTATGCAAGACTATACGGTGATGGCAGTGATGCCAGTATTATATTGTTTGAAACTTCGGAATGGGTTTCGGGCACTGCCTATGTCAACAATACTCTAGTAAAAAATTATGACGCAGGTGGTGTTGATTACTATCGATCCCTCACCGATGTTCCGGCCTTGATTGATGGATTACCGGTACCACTCAGCGATGCTACCTATTGGGAATTCACCAATCTGCCACCTTATGCATTCAACACTTCGGATAGCCTACAACAGACCGGTAGCAATATTGGTCTTAACGGAGCCTCTCCACCTCAATACATCGAACTAGAGGGCATGTCCTTGGCCACTGCAGAATATCTAGATGACAGTAGTCTGGGACATAATGTGTTACTATTGGATCGAGTCAACAATAGCGAATTCAATCAATGTAGTTTTTATGGTCCCTTGACCAAGACTGATCTTGATACCTCAGTTCACAATCTCCGATTGGTTGATGTAGAATCCACACTCAGCTATCCGGTCAAGGGTATCACGTTTGATCAGTGCAGTTTTCATAATGCTACCTATGCATTCAATACCGATCAAGCCACCCAGGGTGTCACGATCAGCAATAGTGTATTAGACACATTGTATCAAGGAGTGGTATTGGGTTCTGCAACTGTGGTCAATGGTGGACCCACCGGTGTACGTATCATGCACAATACATTTGACAACATTTTTGAACAGGGTGTGGTCATCGACACCTGTAGCCTCAACGCTACCGGATACAATGCTTTTTATGATGTAGGAAATCATTTCTTGGGTATAACCAATCCCCAGGCACCTTGCATATTGATCAATGCTAACAACAATATCAGCGTGGGCGATGTTTTTGCTCGAACAGATCTCTATGCAGCCAGTGTGGTTCGTATCCAACTTTACAATGTATTGACTGGTACTGTGCCGGCATCAATCACTACCACCAATGGTCGCACTTTGCAAATGGGTACATACCAACGTCAGACTGGTAGTCAACAGCTATTGGCTGACAGTGTGCCCAACCAAGTGGTGGTACAGGTCAACAGTGATCAACCCATAGGACAGGGTGGATATACCAGTTTCCGCATGGATTACACTATCTATCGTACCACAGCAGCCACACACGGTGTAAGAACTGGATGTCTTGTGGTCTGCGCTTCGCCTGGTACCGACAGTGCGGGTGAAAAGGTGGTCTATACCGACGATTATCAAGAAAATGAAAATTGTGATGTCACGCTTACTGTAAGCGAGGACAGCAGTGACATTATCACAGTGTATGCCAGCGCAGCAGCCACCGGCTATGACGGGGTCATCTACTACAGCTTATCGTCGGTTGGTTAATGTGGCATTCGAAATTCCAGGATAGGTTAAATTCCTGGATTCAATTACGAGAAAAATGCAATGTGTCGTCATTGCCGCTCTGCCTTGATCTGGTGAATCAATGGTGGTTTCATGCTCCATGGACTGCCTATACTTTACATTGGGATGACAAAGCTAATTGGCCAAGCCCCTGGCAACTATTGGAAGAATCGCGGTTTTGTAGTCTTGCACGTGGCCTGGGAATCATCTATACTATAGCGATGTTGGATCGACAGGATATTGTAGATGCTGGTTTCTTTGAGACGGATCAAGATAATTTAGTCCAGGTCAACAACAAAAAATACATACTGAATTGGGATCCTGAAACGATAGTAAATATCAGCCCGGGCACCACAAAAAACACCCAGCACCAGCTAACACTGGTTGAAATCCAACAGTTAATCGGTTAGGAAAAATGAAAAGTATTTCGGTAATCAAACGCGATGGCAAGCGCGAGCCATTGTCTTTAGAAAAATGGCAATCTCAAATTGCCAAAGTGTGTCAGGGTATTGCTGATGTAAGTCAGAGCATGATTGAAATCAAGGCTCAGCTGCATTTTTATGATGGCATTACTACCCAAGAAATTGACGGTATCACGCTGAGAGCCACAGTGGATCTTATTGATGTAGAAACCAACCCCGATGTGGGTCATATCAACTATCAATACGTGGCTGGCAAACAAAGACTCAGCATGCTGCGCAAGGATGTGTATGGTCAATATGATCCGCCCGCATTGTTAGAAATCGTCAAACGCAATGTTGAAGTGGGACTGTATACCCCAGATCTCTTGACCTGGTACACAGCCGAAGAATGGGCTCGCATGGATGACATCATAGATCATGAAAAGGACGAGGCCTACAGTTATGCCGCTGTGGAGCAGCTGATTGAGAAGTATCTAGTACGTAATCGCGCTACCAAGCAGATCTACGAAACTCCCCAGGTTCGCTACATGGTAGCTGCGGCCACTGTGATGCATGCCGAACCGCCAGCTGCGCGTATGAAATTCGTCAAAGAGTATTATAATGCTGCCAGTGATGGACTTTTTACCTTGGCTACTCCTGTACTGGCTGGCCTTGGAACCCCCACGAAGCAATTTTCCAGTTGTGTACTCATTCGCAGTGATGACGATCTTGACAGTATCTTTGCCAGCGGTGAGATGATGGCCAAGTATGCCAGCAAACGCGCCGGTATTGGTCTTGAAGTGGGACGACTGCGTCCCTTGGGATCACCCATACGTGGTGGCGAGATCATGCACACCGGCATGGTCCCCTTTCTCAAAAAATGGTTTGGAGATCTGCGTTCTTGCAGTCAAGGAGGTATACGCAATGCGTCGGCTACTGTGTTCTACCCTATCTGGCATCATCAGTTTGACGATCTCATCGTGCTCAAGAACAATCAGGGAACCGATGAAACCCGAGTGCGTCATATGGATTATGGCGTCGTGCTCAATGCTTTCTTTTGGCGCAGATTCCGCAACCGAGAAAACATAACCTTCTTTGACCCCAACGAAGTACCGGATCTGTATGAAGCCTTTTATCGAGATACACAGCGGTTTGAAGAATTGTACGTGAAGTATGAAAAGAAACGAGATCTGCGCAAAAAAGTCATGAGCGCAGAAGAAGTGTTCAAGGGCGGTATCCTCAAGGAACGCACCGACACTGGCAGGATCTATCTGGTATTCATTGATAACGTCATGAACCAGGGTCCATTTGATCCTGAATATCACACCATTTATCAGAGTAACCTTTGCTGTGAAATCCTCTTACCTACACGACCGTTCAAAAGACTGGATGATCCGGAAGGCCGAATCGCTCTTTGCACCCTGGGGTCAATTAACTGGGGTGCCTTCCGCAATCCTGAGGACATGCGCCGCGCTTGTCGTGTGCTGCATCGTAGCCTATGCAATATTCTGGATTATCAGGATTTCTTGAGTATTCAGAGTCGCACCAGCAATGAAGAAATTTCGCCCCTGGGTATAGGTATTACTAATCTGGCATATTGGCATGCCAAACGCAATCTTGAATATGGTGATGAGGACGCCTTGGCCGAAGTCAAGACCTGGATGGAACATCAGGCCTACTATCTCACCGAAGCCACTGTGGAATTGGCCCAGGAACGTGGCCCTTGCCGAGATTGGCAGCATACTCGTTATGGTCAAGGTGAATTTCCTTGGGAACGTCGTGCAGCGGGTGCAAACGAACTTACAGATTTTACCCCCGAGCTGGATTGGGAACCCTTGCGTGATCGCATGCGCGAGCATGGTGTGCGTAATGCTACCTTGATGGCCATTGCTCCGGTGGAGTCAAGCTCGGTAGTGATCAATAGCACCAATGGTATTGAAATGCCCATGAATCTCATCAGCACCAAGGAAAGCAAGGCTGGCAGTCTGGTTCAGGTAGTACCCGAATATCAAAGGCTGAAAAATCGCTATCAGTTGATGTGGAATCAAACCGACTGTGTGGGTTATCTCCGCACCGCAGCGGTCTTGGCCGCTTATGTGGATCAAAGTATCAGCACCAACACTTTCTACAACCCTGCACATTTCGCGGATCGCAAGGTGCCTACTACCCTAATAGCACGGAATCTCATGTTGGCACATCACTGGGGTATCAAGACCTTCTATTACAGTCTCATTAACAAACAAGGTGTCAAGGCCGAGTTTGAAGAACCCGTGAGTGCTATAGATGATGTGGTAGAGGGTGAAGACGACTGCGAAGCCTGTAAACTTTAAGGAACATCATGAGCAAAGCACAATACAATCTCAGAACCGACACCAATTATCTCAAGCGCCAGATGTTCCTGGATCCTCAGGGTCCTGTGACCATACAGCGATTTGAAGAATTCCGCTATCCCAAGATTGCCAAGTTTGAAGAAATGGCTCGGGGATTCTTTTGGATACCAGAAGAGATCAGTCTCACCAAGGATGCCAATGACTTTAAAGAATCTAGCGAAACTGTACGGCACATCTTTACCAGCAATCTTCTGCGCCAGACTGCACTAGACAGTATTCAGGGACGATGCCCCACACAGATATTCCTACCTGTGGTCAGTGTTCCCGAGCTAGAAGCCCTGTGTCTGTTATGGGGGTTTTTTGAAACCAATCTACATAGCAAGAGCTACAGCCATATTATACGCAACATCTACAATGTGCCCAAGGACGAATTCAACAAGATACATCAGACGCAGCCCATCGTAGACATGGCCGCGCAAATAGGCCGATACTATGACGATCTCTACGTGATTAATTGCCGTCGAGAAATGGGACATAAAATTGATGAGCAGGATCATGTGCGAGCCATATGGTTGGCTCTGCATGCCAGCTATGCCCTAGAAGCCCTGCGATTCATGGTATCATTTGCTACTAGCTTGGCCATGGTAGAAAACCGTATCTTTATTGGCAATGGCAATATCATTAGCCTGATCCTACAGGACGAAATCCTGCATCGCGACTGGACTGCCTATATCATCAATCAAGTGGTGCGGGATGATGCTCGATTTGCGCAAGCTCAAAAGGATTGTGCAAACGAAGTATATCAGATCTACCAGGACGTGATACGTGAAGAAAAAGAGTGGGCCGATTATCTATTCATGAAAGGGCCTGTGATTGGTCTCAATGCTGCTATACTCAAAGACTTTATGGACTATACCGCTAGCCTGGCCCTGCGCGAGATTGGTATACGCTATACCGAACCTGCACCGCGTAGTACTCCCATACCCTGGTTCAGCAAACATACCAGTACCGACAAAAAGCAAACTGCCCTGCAAGAGAGCGAAAGCACCTCATATGTTATCGGGGTGATGTCGGACGCCATAAATTATGATGAACTACCCCAAATTTAAAGGAGATGTATGAAAGCCATAGTGTGGAGTCGAGATCAATGTGCCTATTGCGAGCAGGCCAAGAATCTTTTGAAAAGTCAAAATATCCAGTACGAAGAACGCAACATCAGTCATGGATATACTCGCGAGCAGTTGTTGGAAGCAGTGCCCGGGGCTCGTACTGTGCCTCAGATTTTTATTGATGATCGCCATATAGGTGGATTCACTGAGCTGCGTGATTATCTTCAAGGAGCTCGTGATGCAATTTGACATCAATAGTGTTTATACCCTCAAGCTCATGTCGGGGGAAGAGCTAGTGGTCAAGGTCACTGAAAACAGTGCCGACACCATCACAGTGAGCGAGCCCGTGAGCGTGGCGCCGGGACCACAGGGCATGAATCTCATACCCAGCCTGTTCACCGCAGATCATGACAATCCCATTACCATAAATAAATCAAGCATAGTGATGCAGGCTCTAACCGATGAACCGGTCCGGGTCAAATACATCGAGGCCACTACCGGTATACGTGTGCCCGAAAAGAAAATATTGATGAGTTAGCATGCCCAAT